GCGCCGCCGAGTTCGGCCGCCACCGTCGCCAGGGTGAAGGCCAGAGTGGAGGTGATCCAGTTGCCGCCGGCGGCCGCCGTGGAGTTGGCGTCGGGCAGATAAATGCCGGCGGTGGTGCCGTAGGCGTTGGCAAACGACAGGAAGCCCCGCGGGGTGTCCTGGGTGCCGTCGTCGAGCAGGAAGGCCTTGTCCTCGCGACGCGCGGTCACCGCCACGAGGTCATCGCGAACGAAGGCGTCGACCGCGGGATTGGCATAACGCATCATGTCGTTGGACACCGGCACCAACGCGGTCAGCTTCTTGAAGCTGGCGACGATGCCCTTGAGCGTCTGCTGGGTCTTGGCGATCTTGCTGCCTTCGGCGCCATAACCGGCGCTTGCGGCGCTGGCCTGGCCGGGCAACGTCATGGTGCCGCGGGGCATCGGCAACAGCCGGGGACCTGCGGCGCGAACCACCGCCTTGGGGCGGAGCAGTTCGATGATCTCGGCCGAGACGTCGGGCGGCACGATCAGGCCGCCGGCTGCGCCAGTAGACGTGTTCAACGCCTTGGTCACCGGATGGCTTTCGCCATAGAGATCGGCCGAGGCCTGGCGGGCGCCGTAAATGCTGCCGCCGCCCATGCCGAGCATCTTGCAGACGCCGCCAACGATCAGCGACTTCTCCTTGACGTATTTGTCCGTCTCGACCTCGGCCGGAACGGTGGGCCGCTCCTGGCCGGGCACCGGCACCGCCGATTTGACGGCGAGCTCCTGCTCGTCCCTGGCGCGGGTGATTTCGCCGTCGAGACGGATGACGTCGGCCTTGAGACGATCGTATTCCGGCTGATCGGCCGGGGCGAAATCCTTCTTGCTGCCGTGGGCCAGCAAAGCGTCGAATGCCTTGCCGCGGCTGGTCTGCAGATCACTGATCTTGATCATGATGGTTCACCTTAAAAAATGGGAAATGCCGCGGCGGCGAATGCCATCCCGCGGAAAGACAGGGATTTGGTCTGGAAGCGCGCTATGTCAGCGCGGTCAGCAGCTTTTCAGCTGCAGCAGTTCGAGCTCCCGATCGCGCTCTGACAGCACGCCCGGCGGCAAAGCCTTCCCCGTGTCGGTTTCGGCAGTTTCGTTCACGTCCGACGTGTCGTCGGGATCGATGTCAGCGAACAGCGCCTTGATGGCGTCATGCCCGTCGAGGATGCCCTTGCAGGCGTCCTCCATGGATTTCTGGGTCGCGGCCGAGAACTTGCGGCCGGCCTTGGTGTGCACGCCGGCGCGCAGCGCCTTGGTGGCGATGGAGCCGCCCGCGTCGATGAAGGATTTCTGTTCGGCGGTCAGGTGCTCGAGGCGAGCAACGAGCTCGGCGACTTCCTCCGTCGTCATCGCCACAAGGGCCTCGCCGGCGTCGCGGGCGATCTGCGCCAGCAGCTCGGGGAGTTTGCTTTCGTCGCCCTCGTATTCGCGTTCCCATTCGGCGCCGGAGGCGAGATAGATCAGGGTCTGGACGACATTGGCGAGCGTCGCCGCGTCATAGAGATCCTTGGTTTTGAAAAACCTGCGTTCCTTGGTGGTGACGTCGCCGGCCTTGTCTTTTTTCATCTCGCCCTCGTAATGCGCAATGACGGCGCGCGCCTTGTCGGCGACGTCGTCGGGTAAATCGAGCTGCTTGAGCGCCGCGGCCGCGGCTTCGATGCTCTCCGCGGTCACCATGAGGCGGCCTTCATCGTTGAGCTTGGCGAACGGGACCCGATAGGACTTGGTCTCGCCGGGATTGCCGGCGTCGTAGAACAGAAAACCCTTGCGGGCGAAGGTGGTGTCGGGATCGCCATCCCCGAACGCATCAAATTCGCACCGCTCGAAAATGCCTTCCGCCGCGCCGTCCGCGTTCCAACCCTTGAGCGCCGATATCGGCAGATTGCGCGAGGCGCCCACCTTCCAATTGGCCTGCTCGAGCGAGCGGCCGATCACGACCGCGTCGGGCTGCGCCGGCACCGCGACCAGCGAACTTTCCAGCAACTCCCAGCGCAGGATGTGAACGCCGCCGTCCTTAAGCGGCTTGACCTCGAGTTCGCGAAACCCGGGACTGACGGTGTTGAGGACGCCGGCTTTGGCGAGACCGCAATATTCGTCGGCCTTGGCCGAGATCCCGGCCGGCGCGAAGGTGATGACTTCCTCGACCCGGTCGGCAAGGATGAACACTTCGGCGGTGCCGATCGGGGCCTTGGTGTTGTGGTCGGCCAGCACGATCGGGTTGCGCTTGTAATTGGCGAGATCGCAGCCGCCCGGCTCCATCACGTCCTTGACGCGGTCCGGCGCCGAGGTCGACAGAACGACGCGAATCTGCCGATCGCCGAGGGTGTCATCCTTGACGATGGCACCAGAAAAATATTTGCGCTTCAATTCCATCGATCCGGTGTCCTCAGGGGTTGAGGGAATTCAGGATTGCGCCGCCGCCGGCGCGCGCTCGGCGGTCAGATCGAGCAGCTGGGCAAAGCCGCTCTGGTGTTTGACGACGTAGGGCGCGATCGCCGACTTCTTCTCGGCATTGGCGGCGCCGGGATCCGGCAGCTGGCCGCCTGGCGGCCGCCCCGCCCCATCGGGCGCGGTGCCACTCATGTCGGAGCCGCTGGAGGCGAGATTGACCGGGGTCAGCAGCACGTTGCCGCCGTCCAGCGGCGGATCGCCGTTTTCGGCGCGGCATTCGTTCTGGGTCGAAATCCCCGACATGATCTTGAGGCGCTGGTTGTTGATGCGCACCGTCTCGGAAGCGCGCAGCAACTTGCGTTCGTCGAGATCGACCTTCAGACCTTGCTTGTCGAGATCGAACGCCTGGGCGTATTTTTGCTCCCAGGCCTCGACATCGGGCATGATGATAGTGTTGACATAAACCTGTTCGGCATCGTCGACCTTGATGCGTGCGAGTTCGCCGGTGATCGATAGCTTGTAGAGCGGCATGCCCATCCAGCGCGCGGCTTCCTCGACCGACATTTTTTTCTGCTCGATGAACTGCATGTCGACCGACGACAGCTGCAGCGCCTTCCATTCGAGGCCTTCTTCGAGAATGGCGGTGCGGCCGACGTTCTCCAGCCCGGCGCGGATATTCTCCCATTGATCCCGCAGCCGTTTGGCGGCGGCATCCGACAGCGTTCTCGCCGTCGTCAGCACACCGCCGGGACGGGCGCCGTTGGCCATCAGCCGGGCGGCCTGCTGCTGCAGGCCGAGCGCGACGCCGATCGAATCCTGGGCGAGACCGATGGTGGAGATGCCGACCAGCGAATTGAACGACAGCCCGCGGAGGTGAAACATGTCCTCGGCCGGGATCGCCATCGGCAGATCCTTCAGCGCGAACATCTGGAACAGGCCGTTGCGGGTGGTCTGATAGAAAATCTGGCCGTTACTAGCTTCCAGCACCGTGACCCCGTCGGGATTGATCGGGATCATGTTGACGGGCTGGCCGCGGCTGTCGCGCAGGATTGCGGCATAGGCGTTCTGGCGCAGCAGGTAGGCGATCTGCATCTGAACGGTGAATTCGAACTGGGTCTGGATCCAGTTCGGCCGCTTCAACAACCGTGCGACGGCGTGATCGGTGTTAGGCGGCGCGCTGCGCGGAGCGCCTTCGGCGATCAGCCGCGGGGTGCAGCGGGCGACGTCGTTGGCACGGATGATGGCGCTGCGATAGATCGTGGATTCGGCCAGCGCCGTGGCCTGATTGATCAGGATGCCGGAGGCCGAACGGGACGCGCCGAGCAGCGGCAGGAAGCCGCCGCCTCCGGTCGCGGGCGAGCCGGCGTCGGATTTGATCCGCGAGCTCATGCCGCGCGACGCCAGGAAGGACATTCCGGTCAGCTCCCGGCGGGCTTGAAGGTCGCCACGTAGAGAAAGATCGCGATGCCGGCGATGATCGCGCCCGGCGCGATCCACAGCGCCGGCGGATAGGCGAAGGACAGGCCGTAGCCGAGCAACCCGCTGCCTGAAAACAGCAGCACCTCGGGAAAGCCGATCGGCGCCAGCAGCGTTTGAGCCGCGCGCAAGGCCAAGAGGCCGATGCGGCGCAGGACGTAGCGGGCGACCAGCAGCTTTTGGGCAATGCTTTCGCGCATCAGGCGGCGGCCGGCTTTTCGGAATCGGTTAGCTGCCGCAATCCCTGCGCGCGCCGCATCTCATTGCGCGAGATCTCGCCGGCCTCGAACATGACGCGCAATTCGTCATCGGTCTTGCCTACGAGGGCGTCATCGGCCGGCGCCGGCGCCAGCGCGGCGAGCTCCATACCGGGTTCCAGAACCAATATCTTGTTCTGACGTTGCAGTCCGTCCCGCCAGAGATGCTTTAGAAAATGGACCTGGGCGTCGGACAGCACCTTCAGCGGGCGAACGACCAGGATATCGTCGGGCCCGAGCTCGAGGCGCGCGATCTTGAATTCAATATCGTCGATGTCGGACATTTTTAGAGCATCCTGATGCCGCGGCCTTCGTAGACCGACCTGTTGTCGTGGTGCTTGGCGATCGCGGCATTGACGCCCATCGCGATCGTGACCAGGCCGTCGATGCGGCCGCGCGACTTTTTCTTGTCGAAGGCGCGGTTGTTCTGGCCATCCGCGTCGAGAAGGGCGTTGCCGGCGCACATATAGGTCACCGGCGAATTCTCGATGGTGACGGTGCCGTGCAGAATGCAGTCCTCTGTTCGTTCGACCGCGCGCGGCATGCAGAGCCGCTCGATCGGCTGCTTTTCCTCGTCGAGCTCCTTGTAGAACAGCACCTTTTTGCCCTGGCCGTGCGAGACCAGCTTCAGCCCGGTCCCCGGATCGGTGTCCGGGCCTTCCCACAGCCAGACCGGAAAGCCGATGTCCTGGCAGGCCTTCATGAAGTCGGGCATGCCGGCGGGGTCGAAGGCCAAAAACTGCACGTCGAATTCGCTGCAGATCCGCGCCACTTCGGCGGCGACGAAGGTCTTGTCGATCACCGCGCCGTTGACCGCGGCGAGATATTGCTCTTCAACCCACTTCGGATAGGGCGCGTTGTCGGCCTTGGCGCGATCGTCGAGGCCTTCCTTGGTGGTCCAGTACCAGGTCTTGGCCCAGAGATGGCCCTTGTCGTCGATCCAGACCGCTGTCAGCGCCGTGAGGTCGTTTTTCTGTGACAGATCCAGCGAGAGCCAGCAGCGGCATTTTTTCAAGGCGACCAGGTCGACGGCGCCCTGCACCGCCGCCCAGGCTTCTTCCGCGATCCAGAAGTCCACCGAACCGAGCGGGATCCCGAAATACAGCCGCTTGATCGACATCGCCTTCGACATCAGGACGCGCGCGCCGTTGACCTCGCCCTGGATGTTCTCGATCGGAAACGTTATGCCGAGCGCCGGTAGCCCTTTGATCCAGCAGGCGGGATTATCGAAGACGGTCTCGCGGTCCTTCTTGTCGACCCGGGCGATGAAGGCAAAGGCCTCATCGTCGTCGACCTCGCCCTTGGCGACCTTCTGGTAAAAATCGGAGTATTCGGTGCCGACAATCTGCGACGTCGCCGGCGTGTTGGTGCCGAGCAGCATCATGGCGTCGCCGGCCATCTTAGCGACCGCGGCCTGCCAGGTTTCGATCGGCTCGTTTGCCTTGAATTCGTGGATCTCGTCAGCCGCGACGACGACCGGCTTCGGACCCGATTTGGCCGGCCCGTTGGCCAACGCTTTGAAGAGAGAGTCGGTTTCGGGCCGCTCGATCTGCCAGGCTAGCTTGCCTTCACCGC